CGCAGTTCTTCACGCTCTTTTGCAAGATATTCAAGAACGGGATTTGCGGGCGTTTCCGGGGCGGTCGGCGGCACGGCTGAAACTTTGGTCACGCTTGCCGCCGCAGGTGGCGTTTCTGTGCCTTTGGCGTGCATTTTCTCCTGTTTTGCCTGTTTCGGTGCGGCGGGCGTCTTTGCGCCGGACGTCACAACAAAGGTTTCAGCGTCCGGGTCAACCGCCGTTTCTTCGGTCGGAATCATGAAAAGCTGAAATGCGGCGTACTTCATGGCAATAGACATTGCCTTGTTGCTCGCCTTGTCCCCGCTGTCCATGCCTTCCCCGACAACCACGCAGGACACGTTTGACCCGTCCGGGGCGTACATCGTGTACCTCATTGTCAGAATGGAATATTTCAGCAGGGACTTCACCGTCTGCCCGTTGATCTGCTTTTCCGTTTCCCGTTCTTCCCGCCGATGGTCGAGCACTTCCGGGACAAGGAACAAACCAAGGTCGGACATGACCGGGTTCAAGGCGTTGTAAACGGCGTCAATTCCCCTGTATTTGAACCCCTGCTGTTTGTTGACGGAATCTTTGCCGATTGCGCCAACACGCCGCATGGCTTCCGGGATAAGCTCAAAAATCTTGCCTTCCATCTTTACTTCACCTCAACAACAAACTTGTCTTCACGGTCAATGACTTCGATTCCGGGGACATAGACCGGGACAATTTCGCCGTCTTCCGTGACCTGTTCCCCGAAGACAACCTTGCCTTCGGCAAACCCGGCGCAGGACTTTTTAAGATTGTCCCAATCAAGAGTTTCCTTGACCTTGACAAACTGCAATGCGTTTTGTTCCTTCAGAAACGCAATGGCAACAGCTTCGTCCTTTTTGAATTCCGGCTCTTGCCGCTTCCGAATCAGTTTGCCGCCGGGGAAAGAATAGGATTCGCTTTTGCCCGCCTTCTTATGCGGGACGGTATCAAAGTAGGCGGCAAGGTAGCTTTCCCACCTTGCGCACTCAAATTCGGCGGTTTCATTTGCCTTTTTGATCTGTTCGGCGTACCATGCAAGCATATAGTCAAGGTTGTCTTTGACTTTCTTGATCTGGTCGCAGACCCACTTTGCTTTACCGTCCGAATCGCAAACCCAATATTCGGACATGGTTGCGGGTTCTTCGATCATTTTCGTTTCTTCGGACATTGCTTTTTTCTCCCTTCGTGTGTTAATATCAAAAATGGATTCCGTGCTTTGCCCTTGCACAATCCAAAACCCTTGCCGGGTGATCGTCCGGCGGGGTTTCTTTTTTTGTCACGTTCTCACCCCCGCCAAATCGTCCCGCCTGCGCCTGCGCCGTCTTAACCGCCACCGTTCCGCAAGGGTCATTCGGTGCGATCTGATCCGGGCGTTTCCGTAGTACAGGACTTGATTGATTCCGTTCGTCACGCTTTCACATCCTTTCAATCTGTATTGCAATCTCTGTTGCAATGTCTTCCAAACTGTTGGAAAGGCTTGCAATCCTGTCTTCCTGCGTTGACCCTTCTACATACGCCGCCGCCTTCGTGAGCAGTTCAACCGCCGCAGAAAGGGTTGTTTTTGCGCAGTACAGGTTTTTGATTGCCTTGTCCCATTCCGGGAAGCTGTCCTTTTCCTGCTTGTTTTGCTCTTCCCAATCATCAGCAACAGCCGCTTCATAAATCCGGTCAAGTTCTTCCATGCTTTGCCCCCTTTCTGATTGCTTGCCGGGTTTCGCTTTCCGGCGGCAGGGTCTTCTTTGACAGCCACGCCTTTACCGCCCGTTCCGTGACCAACAGCGGCTTTTCCGTGTGTTCCATTTCCCGCATCAGCTTGCGGGCGGTGCGCTGATCCTTGACCCGGAACAATTCGCACACGTCCCGCACGGTCAGCAATGGTTCGATCACCGAAATTCCCCCTTGCCGTCAACAAGGTCGGAAACGGGGACATTCAACGCCGCCGCAATCTTTTCAAGGCTTCGGACGGTTGGGGAAGTTGCCCCGGTTTCGTAACGGGCAATCGTGACCCGATGCACGCCCGATTCCTTTGCGAGTTGTTCCTGTGTCATGGGAACAGACTTGCGAATATCTGCAATCCTGCTAATACCGCCACCACCTTTTTGTATAAGATGTACTACAAAACCATAAAAAGAATATCACAAGCGCAACGCCGTTGCAATAGGTTTGTAGCAAATTAACTATTTACATTTTTATTACGTTGTTGTAACATTATTGATACAATGAGAAAGGGGACGTATATATGGAAATAGGAAAGCGAATCGCACAACTGCGCCGGGAAAGGGGCATTTCGCAGGAAGAACTATCCGAATTGGCTTTACTGCACAGAGTCACGGTTGCCAAGTATGAAAGCGGGCAGGTCGAGCCGGGTGCAAGCGCACTTTCCCGGATTGCGGACGCATTGGGCGTGTCAACGGACGAAATCCTTTGCAGGGTCGATAAACTGCCGCCGTTCGTCCCGATCGTCCGGGCGTCCGTCCCGGTTGTCGGGGAAATTGCCTGCGGCGTTCCGATCACCGCCGAGCAGAACACGGAAGGTTTTGCCGACCTGCCGGACGGCGTTGCGGCAGATTTCGCCCTTCGGTGCAAGGGGGACAGCATGACACCCACGTTCCTTGACGGTGACTTGGTGCTGATCCGTCAACAACCGGAAGTTGCGGACGGTCAGATTGCCGCTGTCGGCATTGACGGCGAAGCAACCCTAAAGCATTTCTACAAGACGCCCGGCGGCGTGCTGTTAGTGTCAGACAACCCGAAATTTGCCCCGATGGCGTACCCGGCGGCATCTGCGCCCATAGTGTACGGCAAAGCGGTCGGATTCGTCCGCAAATTGCCTTGACCGGGGAGATATGGCAAAGGGGTCATTTGCGTCTTCTTCCCCGATTAACGATAACGAATATCGTATATCGTATATCGTATAACGAATACGATTACGGGGACATTTGCTATCATTTGATAGAACTTGATTGCAATTGATTTCAAGTTCCGGCAAAATTATATTGAATGAAAGGGGTTGGGATTATGAAAAAACTGCTTTGTCTGTTGCTTGTCCTTATGCTTCCGGCCTGCGCCTTCGGGGATAGCCTTTCGGAAGTGTTTGACAGATTCGGCGTTTATTCGGAAATGTGCGGCGCACCGGAACTGCCGGACGGCGCAACCCGGATTGACAAGGGATCGTTTTACATGATCGAGTACAAGATTTCGGACAAACTGATTTCCGGGTTTATGGAAAAGGACGGGGAAATTTCCGGCGGGTATGCCGTCTGCCTTGATCCGGCCTTGCAGGGGGATTTCCTTGCGCTGTGCGCTTCCCACGCCTTCACGGTCTGCGGGGCAACGGACGCAGTTGACGCATATACATTCATTTTGGACGGATTTCTCGAATCAAGGCAGGGACACGAAACGGAAGAAACGCTTGTTGGAAATATGCTGTTCCGTATCTACGCCATGAAGACGGGGCTTGCGTTCAATTATTCGATTATAAAGAAGTGAAAATATGGCAAGGGCAAAGAAACCAAAACCAACAAAAAGGGCAGACGGGCGGTACGTCTGCCGATACAAAAATCAGTATTTTTATTCCACAGACCCGGAAGATTGCATTGCACAGCGGGAAGAATTCAAGGAAGCGGAAAAGAAGGGGCGTGTTGCGTCCTATTTCGTCAAAGAATACGCCCTGCGTTGGTTTGACCGATCGTTCCCGAACGTCACCCCGTCAACCCGGCGGGGGCTGAAAATCCACCTGCAAAAGTTGATTGACGCAATCGGGGATTTGCCCGTTTCCGGCGTCAAACCTTCCGACATAAAGGAAATATATTCCGGGCAATATGCAACGTTGTCAAACTCGTACATATTGGCGGCAAAGCAATTGTTTTGCGACCTGTTTGATTCTGCCGTTGCGGACGGTCTGATTTCGTCCAATCCCGCACGGGACAGAACCGCCAAACCGCACAAGGGGACATATACAGGCCACCGGGCAATCACGCCGCAGGAAAGAGAATGGATTGAAACCCTTTGCACCGATCATCGGGCGCACCCGGTTGCAATGGCAATGCTTTACGCAGGATTGCGACCGCAGGAAGCAAAGGCGTTGCTGATCGAACGTGACGTTGATTTTGCCGCAGATGTAATCACCGTCCGGGAAACGGCGCACATTGACCCGCAGAACGGGCAGAAATACGCCTTTACGGGCAAGGGAAAGACCGAACGTGCAAACAGACAGATTCCGTTGTTGCCGCCGCTGAAACGGGCGTTGACGGGCAAACATGGGTATTTGGTCACATCTGCGCACGGGGAACGCATCACACGGACAACGTGGCGGGTGCTGTGGAACAGTTATGCTGCAAGCATGGAAAAGGCAATAAACGGCGTTGACCGCCGTTGGTACGGGCGCACAAAGGAACACAAGCGCATCTTGGCAGACGGCGGCAAACTGCCGGAATGGATTCCGTTTACAGTTGTGCCTTATGATCTGCGGTGCAGTTTCGCAACCATGTGCCGTTCAATGAAACCGCCGATTGAAATACATACTGTGATTGCATGGATGGGTCACGCAGATTCTAAAATGATTTTGAAAGTTTATGACGAAGTGACGGACGAACGGGACAAGACGGAAGCAGAAAGGTTGCGTTCTTCATTTATGGCATGATATAATTTCAATGACAGCGAATTTGGGTCTTCTTCAGAAGAACCCCGCCGGGGTATAGCACCGCCCCGGTTTTTCTTTTGACAACTTTGACAACCGTTTTGACAACCAAACCGTGTGCGTATATGCCTTTTTATGTGCCTTTTTGTATCTGCGTGAAGGCAAAAGAAAAACCCGGAACGCTTTGTTTTCCTTGCGTTCCGGGTAGTGGCTCAAATAGGACTTGAACCTATGACACTCCGGGTATGAAGCGGGCGGGCGTCCGATCTGAAACGCCTTATTTTTCCGGCGTCCGGGCGGCTGTCATTTTGATTTGACAACCGGATTGACAACGAATCACAAAATTGTCGGTCTGATTTTGTTGACGGTCAGCACCCGGCGGGCATCAATGTCAATGCACGCTTCCCAATTGCCGGATCGAATCACCCGGCGGGCGTGATCCTTTGCAACGCAATCGTCAATTGCCGCTTCGTCCCGGAAACCGTCAACGGCGGGAATCGTGATGTTTTCAATCTGCCTGTTGATGTCTTCCCGGATAAGACGCTTGACGTACTGCGTGACGTTGCCCTGCTTGTTCAGCCATGCCAACAGGTCTGCGTCTTCCTTGTTGGTCAAATTGAACGGAATATGTTTCCGGGTAATGTTCTGTTTTGCGTATTCCATGTCATAGGCTTTCTTATCAAATGCCATGCAATCACCTTCCTTTGCAGAGTATAACACAAAAGGGAAACCGGGGAAACCGCCCCGGCGCGGGTTGTATGTCGGTTAGTTAATCAGTTCATAAACGTTGACGCAGAATTCATAACCGTATTTGCGCAACTGGTTTGCTTTCCAATCTGCAAAGTCTTCTGCTTCTTCCTTTGTGGCAAACTCCCAAAAATCATTATGGCTTTTTCCATTCTTGACCATAAACGCCTTTACAAGATAATTCATGCCGCTTTGCCCCCTTTCTGCTTCCACTCCCGCAGTTTGCGGGCGTTCTCCCGTTCAATCTGAACGTGTGTGATAAGTTTCTGTTTCGGTGTCATCATTGCCCTTGCACCGTCCTTTCTCCAACGCTTGGCGTTGGCATCCGGGGGCGGCGTGCGTCCCCGGTTGTCAGCGTCAAATATATTTGATGTACTGACCGCCTTTGCCATCGTTCCAAATCTCAACGGCAATGATTTCGGCTGTTGTGCGCCAATACTCCGTGTTCTCCGGGTGCGTGTAGGAATATGCCCGCCGTGCGTCACACTCACGGGAATACCCGTGTTCACGGACGAAATACGGTGTCATAAGGTCGCGGGCAACGAACTGGTCACGGGTTTCGGCCTTCAGCAAATACCCATCTTTCCCGTGAATGTAAACGTGTGTTTCGCCGCCGTAACTTTGGTTGTTTGCCGTTGCCGTGCTGATCGTTTTCACCAAATACCGTTTCATATTCAAACCCCCTTCACTTCATGCCAAGTGCCGTCATAATGCTTGCCAAGGGCAATGCGTGCGCCCCGTTCGGTCTTGTAGGTCTTGCGGTGCTTCCCGCCCGCCCCGGAAATCGAAAGCGTTGCCGTTCCGTCCCGGTGCGTGGTAATCGTGGCGGTTGCCCCGCCATACCAAATTGTTTTGTAATACCGCTTCATGCCTTGCCCCTTTCTGCGGGGTTATACCGCCCCGCCCGGTTCATTTGGAAATTACTTCAGCAAGTCTTCCCGTTCAACGATCATCTTGTCATACGCCCGGACAAGGCGGTCATAATGGTCAAAACTTTCGCTGTCCGTGCTTTCTCTCCGGGCTTCCTTCATGCGGTTCTTCATGGCAATCAATCCAAGAAGAATCAACTGTTCTTCGGTGTACCCCGTGCTCTTGATAACTTCAACCTTCGTCATTTTGTTTGCCCTTGCCTTTCCGGGGTTGTTCCCCCTGTCTTCGGTTATATCTTAACACACTATGCACATAGTTTGCAAGCACCAAAAAGAGAAAAATAGAAACTTTTTTACGCCGGAAAGCGCAAAATAGAAAAAATCAGCAATATTTTCCACGAAAACGCCAAAAAACATGGTCAAACAGGAAAAATAATGTTCATTTTGCGCAAAATAAAAAAACCCGCCGTTTCCGGCGGGCGTGTGTGAATGGGTTGCAACCGGATTGCAACTGTTTGCAATTGATTGCAAATGTTATTGTTTCTTGACTTCGGGCAGACCTGCAAGCGAAAGCAGGACGGCGGTAATGAATCCGAAAACGCCCGCAGACAAGGCGGCGAGCCAATCAACATCTTTCAGCACGATTGCGCCCGTGCCGATGTAGGCAAGCATTGATTCCGCAAAGGTTCTGACCGCCCGGATAAGTGCCGCCCGCCAAAATTCCCACGTAAACATTCTTTATCATGCCCCCTTTTGCATATCGTCAATTCTTTTGTGTGCGCTTTTTACGCTCTGTTCGACAATGACCAATTGCGTCTTCAATTCGCCAATGTCTTTCTGCAACGCCTTGTTATCAAGGCGTATATCGTCAACGCTTGACCGAATGTATTTAATATCGGCTGTCAGCGTTGCCCGTGCAACGGCACTTTCGGACGTGTCCCCGTTTGCGGTGCGGCGCACGTTCCACAAAGAACACAGCAACGCCGCCGCCGCAATCAAAAGCGAAATAACGGTTTCCGCAGGCATACGAATTACCCCCTTTCTTCCGTAATAGAACCGCCGAAGACATCAACAATTGATTCTGCTTCGTCCCTTGACAGGTCATGTATTGTGACGCAATAAAGGGCGTCCGGTTCTTCTTCGGTGAAAATAAGGTATTCCGTCATAATGAAACCCGTGTAACCGTGCCATTTGATTTTTGACCATTTGTCCGCACGGTCTATGACCTGCACGGTTTCGCCGCAGGGGATACGGTCAATCAGCACGGCGGTTGTGGACGGTTTGACCCGGAAATTGACGTCTTGCCTGTTGCCTTCCGGCACGTTGCCCACAACTGCGAATTCTGCCGGGGTAGGGTCGGGGACAGGTGCGGGGTCGGGTTCGGGGTCGGGCAACGCCCCGCCGCCCTGTGTGTAATCGTAAATGACTTGATCCCAAAGGCCAACCATGTTCCAACCGCCGTTTTTGATCGTCTTTCCCTTAAATTCAGATTCACAGACCCCGCCACGGCTTGCGGAAGAATGGATTGCGCCTTTTCCACGGGGTATCGTGCAAATCCCCATGTGTGACGCATTGCCTTTGCCGTCTGCCCGGAATTTCTCCGGTTCTTTGCCATCGTGGTTGACAATGAAAAGGATTGCGCCCGCAGGGACGCAACCCAATTCCTTGACGCATTGTTCCGGGGTCAAAACCCGCCCGTGTTCCATGATGTACCGATACCACGAATTTGACCCGGCAAGGTCAATTTTGATGCCGCAGATTTCGGCGCACTTTTCGACAAACTTTTGACAATCCATGACGCTATACGGTGTGCCGATAAGGGGAAAACCTGCGTCCGCAAATTTGCGCCCGTCAATCATGTTCGTTTTCCTCTTTTTCCTTTTCTCTGATCTGCCGCAGGATAGCCGCCCGGCGTGCCTTGTTGATTGCGCCTTCCTTCGGAATCGTGTGCAGTTTGTTTTTCAGTTCTTCAGCGGTCATTTACTCGCCCCCCATTGCGTGTTATATCCCTAATCCCGTTTTGACGTACAGGACACCAATTCCAACCTTAATGGAAGATTGCGTTGCGCCGGAACTGTTAAAAATACCAATTGCATTTGCATCTCCAGTTGCCAATATATTTACATACGATGTCGCAACCCTGTACGAACCGCTTGTGTATCTGGCAAGGGCAAGCGGCTTATATCCTGTGGGAGTTGAAAATCCCATGTCAGCGGCACTCAACCGTATGCCCGTACCGTCTTCGAGTGACGCAACCGTTTTTTCGTAATACGTGTATTTGAACAAGTTGTTGAAGACGCTTGCGACTTCTGCAACCTGTCCCGTGGATGCCGCCCCGATATTCTGCAAAACCTGCGCTTTCTGCTGATCCGTCAATGTCTGTTGCGAAATGGTCAGCACGTCCCGGCGCAATTTGCCTTTCAAATCGTTGCCATACAGGGAAGACGCAGTTACCGCAACGGTTGTGCCGGAAAATATTTCCGTTCCGTGATCCGAAACTGTGTATTCGCCGTCAAGGTCAATGGGGAAGGACGCAGGGAATTCCCGGACGGCGTAAATATAACCCGTGTCGGTGTCATAGTCCACGCCGGACGCAATGACGTTTTCAAGGTTTTCTTCCGTGTACGCAAGGCGTTCAATCCGGCTATATGCCCGCCCGGTGTTAAGGTTGATTTCGTCCGACACGTTGCCGACCTTCATAAGTCCATAGGGGAACAGGGTCATTACTTCGGACAGGTCAATCTGCGTCTGTGTATAGGGTTCAAATTCGCCGCCGTTTGCCTGCTCCGTCCAATCCCCCCACGCCATCCATATTGCGGTATCTGTGGCGTTTCCGCCCGTGACGATGATATAACCCCTGTCCTTGCCTGCGGGAAGGCTGAAATGCCCGTCAACGGGGGAAATGGGCGTCTGCGCACCTGCGGGCGTGTCCGCAAAGGCAATTGCCGTATATTCGCCGGAAATCTTGAAATCGTATTCTTCCGAATAGCGGCAAACACGGGCATACCCGGTCACGCTATCATACAGATTCCATCCGGTCGAAATGAACGTAACAGGGTGCGCAATCGTGATAGTTCCCCGGTTTGCCTTCGTGTAAACAACTGTAATGGAATCCCCGCTTGTGGGCGTTCCGGCAACCGTAATGCCGTACAACTCCGGGTTGACGTTCCATGCATTGGTATAGGAAAATACCATTGTCCCGCTTGCGGGCGTGACCGCCGCAATGAATGTGTCTTCATCAATTTCTGTGTCCTGTATGTCCTCGCCGGAAACGGTCATCACAACACTTTGCGCAACCGCCCCGGTTTTGACCATGTTCCCACGGACTTCCGAAAGCATTGCAGAACCGTCTTCGATAGACGCTTCACCGCCGGAAGACCGGATAATGTATGTTCCGGTATTGATCTGCGCTTCGTCAGATGTAAGGTTGTCCGCAAGCGGTACGGTTGTGACTTCAAGGTCACGGGTTTCCGGGTTCGGCTGAATATTGTTGACGGTCAGCGGCGGGCGGTGCATTTCTGTGTCAATAATGTCCATGTTCCCGTTGATTCTTTCGATTGCCGCCGGGTCTGTCTTTGCAGGCTTGAACAGGTTAAAGAACGGTGTAAGAATTCCCATTATTCAGCACCCCCAACAGTATCATCAATGCGCCGCCAAAAGTGCAACGTTCCGGGCGTGTCTTCTTCTTCCTTCGTCTTGTAAGACCGTGACCCGTCCGCAATGTCCCCCCACGTTGCAGGCATAAGGATTTCTTCCCAATTCCAATTTGTGCCGCCGAAAGTCGGGGCGGTGTTGGACGTGGTTGCGTAAATGCACCCGACAGGGAACAGCAGACCCGCCACGGCGGCAACGCTTTCGCTCACGCCGGCAATTTCGGTCTGCAATTCCTGCTTTGCGGCGGCGATCCGCAATCCCGTTTCCCGTGCGTCTGCCGCCATGCCGGACACCGTAAGAGTTGGGTCAACGGGGGCTTGAACGGTTTGCTGAACTTCAAGTTGCAAACTGATTTCCGGGATTCCTTCGGTTTCAATGCTGTTGTCCGTGTTAACTTCTGACATTCTCTGACCCCCTTTACACTTCGCCAACAACGTTGAGCAGGTTAAAGCTCATCGGTGCATTGGGCGTGATGACCTGATCCCCGTTTACGATCCTGCCGGATTCGTCATAATACGGGTGGATAATAAAACGAACGTCCCAATTGTAGACAGCAGGCGCAAGGCTGTCCGTGTCGGCGTTAAAGAAGGTGACAACGAACGCTTTGTTGCTGTCCAACGCAAACGCAGATTCCTTGACCGTTTCGCCCACGCCGTTTTTGATAGAAAATAACGCCCGGTCTTCGGGCGCAAACTCGTATTCTGTATCGGCAATGAACTTAATTGCCCCCGTGTCCCCACGGGAAAGACTGATTGTATTGCCTTCAACCGTGAACAATGGTTATTCCCCCTTTGCCATGCACACGGAAACACGTCCGTCAACGTCAATATTGATGCTTGTGCAGTTTGTAAAGCCTTCGTGAACGTCTTCCATTTCTCCATACTGGAAGGCAATCCGTGCGGTTTTCGTGGGGTCAAAGAACAGCATTGCCGCCTGCGGCAGGGTGTACCCGGTGAAATGACACCAAAGCAAGCCCTGTGTGTACCCGGCGTTTCCGTCCTCAATAATTGTGCCGTCATTCAGAATCAGACGTTGCCCGTGATTCGGCATTTTCTTCGCCTTCTTTCAATTCGTTATAGACCGCCCGCAGTTGTTCATAGACGCCGTTCATGATTGACACATTCCCCGGCGTTGGCTTCATGTCCAGTTCCTTCAACGCTTCAAAAACAACTTCTATCCGTTCCTTCATGCCTGCGCCCCCTTTTTATCCGACATATCCGAGCAGGTGATATTTTGTCCCGTTGATTGTGATTCCCTGCCAATACACGCCGTGTTGCAGGCAGGTAAAGGAAGAATTCGCATACAATGCGCCCGTGATTGCGGTATTTATCGTTGTTTTCCCGCTTATGATGCTGTCAATTCGTGCGTCAACCGCAGACAATTGCGATGCCGTGACGTACCCGGTCAGATTGATCTTGCTCGCGCTGATGTCAATTGATTCCGGGGAAACGTTGATTGCGGCAATCACGCCGTTAGAATCGACTTTAAGTTTGATGTTATCTGCGTTGACCTTGATGCTTGCGGAAAGACGTCTGTCCGTGTCTTTGACTTCCTGCCGGATTTCCCTTGCGGTAATCGTGATTTTGCCGGACAGTTCGCCGTCTGCCTTCTGCCGTTCCTTGACTTCGGCGGTAATGGCGTTCGCTGTCTGCGTGATTTTTGACGTCAACTGTTTGTCCGCTTCCCGGCGGTCTGTGACTTCTGCGGTGATCCGGTTGTGCTCAACGGTGATTGCCGCTTCCTGCAATTTGACTTCATTGTCAAGGTCATTCAAATCGTTTTGATACGCCCGCAGTTGTATCATTTGATTGTTCGCGGTAATCTGCGTTTCAAACTCTTGACGTTCGGTCTGTTTGCTTCGGTTGCCGCCGCCGCCACCGCCGCCGCCACCGCCGCCGCCCGGCGATCCGGTGATTTCTTCGTTTGTCTTTTTCTCAAGATAAACAATGTTCGGAATGTATGCCCCGATGGTCAACCGGGTCGCAGACGGGTCAAGCAGGTCAACCGTCATGCGAATTATTTGAATCTGCCTTTTGAACCCGGCGGGGGACACTTCCACAAGGGCAATATCGTGCAACCGGATAGGTTGATCTGCGTACCCCAAGCGGTACAGGTCTGCAACCGTGCCTTCCACGGAAACGTCCGGCGTGTTGCAGGTTTTCAGCGTTTCCCAAACCTTTTGCAACAGGGTTTCCGGGTTGAGTATTGCGGTGTTTTGGTAGTACCCAAACCGGGGGCGTCCGTTTCGCCCGTAATTTGCCGTTGCAACCGGGTCTTCAAGGAATAACTGCCCGGCGGGCTTTGCCGGGTGATCTGCGGTTTTTGACCATGTTATGCCCGCAAAATTGATTTCCTTGTTTTCCTGCCCCTGTTCGGTTGCGATTTCCGTACCCCCGTAACCGTAAATTGCGGTTAAAAGGTTCGTGTCATCAATTGTGACAGAAGGGTCAAGCAAGTTTTTGTCAACGGACAGGCGCACGCCGTTCCATGTGCCGGACGTGCTTTTGACGTCAAGTTTCCGGGTGATTTTCCCGGAATCGGACAGGGTGACACGGGGTTCAATATAGACGTTGAAATTGTTTCGGATTTGCAGAACCGCCTGCCAAACGCTACCCCGTGAAATGTCAACGTCTGATGTCGGGTTGACTTCGACATTGCCAACGTCCCACAGCGTGCCGGACAGGACGGACGAAAGCACGTCCCGGATTGCCTGCCCGATATGCTGTGATCCGTCAATGTGTTCGTCTGTCAGTTCTGAAACGCAAATATGTTCGGCAATGACCTGTTGCACGCCGTCCGTTGTCAACGCCTTTGCGTTGCGTACTTCGTAAATTTCCTGTGAATTCGTGGAAGGGTCACGGAAGAAAATTCGTTGTCCCGTGGTGATCTCTTTCCCGGAAAGGGAAGGGAAGTCACAGTTTAACGAAAGTTCTTCCTGCGTCCATTCTGCCCGTTCTGCGTCATCCCGCAGGAACAAAACCTTGCCTTTATCGTCAATAAAGGTGAACTGCATTTATCAGACCCACCTTTCACGATACTTCACCGACCCAACGCCGTTGATATATTGGTTTGCGCCGACCTTCGGGGTGATCCATTTGGAAGACGGAAGGTAATACTGCATGATTGACGCCTTGCCAATTGCCGCCGTCTGTTTGTTAAGGTCAATAACCAACGCCCCGGCGGGGATTTGTTCAAACGTCATTGCCTGTGAACTTGTTGCATAGACAACATTTGAGATTTTGTTCCCGTTGCGTTCAATCGTCATCAAGGGTTGGACGTCACCGCCAACGGAAAAGGTTTGCCCGCACGGAACTTCAATGAGTTCGTTTGAAGTCCAAAACGGGTTGTCAAAGCAAGTAAACACAAGGCGCAGTTTGTTTTCCCACCATTTGCGGTAAGAATGTTCCGGGAATGCGGTGCAGATGCACTCCAAGTGCCTGTCTGCAAACTGCGGCAAAGAAAGGTTTTTTTCTTTGTCGGAAAACGCCCACGCCCGCAACGCCATCATGTCCGGTTCACGCTTTGTGGTGTCCTGTTCAAGCAGGGCGAACGTGATAGTAACAGACCGTGTGCCGCCCTGCTGTCTGACAAACTGTTCCCCGTACCCGGCAACCCTTGCCCGTGCAACAGGGTTCAGCCGGATAGGGGAAACAACAATGTCTTCAATCTTCACAGGCGCAATGTTGGTCATTTCTTTGTTTCCAAATTTAATCATCCTTGCCACCCGCTCCGTTGTAAAGATTTGTAACTGCGTCCCTGCACATCAGACACAACCCGCCCGACCTGCGCCCCGTCAAGGTACACGTTGCCGCCCGGTCGGATATTGTCCCGCATGACCCCGCCCAAATCGTCAAGGTCAAACCCGGCAACGCCGCCGTTTAACAGGGTGTTCCAAATCTGATTTTCTTGCGCTGTCAGCAGGCGTTCGCCTTCGTGCGCCCGGATTAAATAATCATCACGGGGGACGTAACCGATGCCGAAACGCCCGGAAGCGTCTGCCCCCGTGGACGTTGTGAAATTGATGTTCCCAAAACCGCCAAGGTCAATGCTCAATCCCCAACCGTCAAGGCGGTTGAGTTGTTCAAGGATAGAATCAACCGCCGTCTGCACGTCCGGCACATGGTCTGCAATGCCCTGCGCCAACCCGGCAACGGTCTTGCCTGCGTTTTCTGCGGCTGTCTGACCCATGTCAAGTGCGGCAACCGCTTCGGCGGCTTCCTGTTGCATGGTCTTGTAAACTTCGTCCACGGTCAGTTGTTGCCCGGTCAGTTCGTCCGCAAGCTGATTCTTTTTATCAATGACCTTTTGGAAGTTTTCATTGATTTTTTGGACTTCTCCGGGTGCGGCGTTTGCCATTGCTTCCAAGTAGTCATACGATTCAACAGACCCGTCCGAAAGTTGGGCAAGAATATCGTCCGAAATGCCCAACTCCCTTGCCTTTTGCAGGTTTGCAAGGTAGTCTTCCATGTACTTTGCTTGCTGTTCAAGGTTTGCGCCGATCCCCTGCGCCGAAATCTTTTCGGTCTGTGTGGCGTTGATTTGGTCATTGATTTTTTTCAGTTCGGACTCATAATCCTTTGACGATTTGTCAAGGTTGCCCATTTCGTCCGTTAGGTCGGCAATCTTTTGCCGTGCCTTCATCATGGGCGTTTCGACCTTTTCAAAACCCTTGACCGTGCTGTCAATGGATTTCAGCGTTGCCGTGCGCACGCCTTCCACGTAATCAGACAGGTTTTGCAGGGCGTTCTTTGCCGCTTCTGTGACCGTCCGGGCGGCTTCTTTCATTTCGTCCGACCATTCCACGCCCGCCGCCGTTGCGGCTTCCATTGATCCATATTCTTCTTCAATTGCCGCCCGGTATTCTTCTATGGCAACTTTCGCTTCTTCCAAAGCGTCCTTTTGCAGTTTGTAGGCATCTGCGGCGTCCTTTGCCTTGCTTTCAAGGTTCGCAAGTTCCATGACGGCGGCGTTCCACTCTGCTTCCTGTGCGGTGAAGTCCACAAGCGTTCCGTCATCATTCACACGCTGAATAATGCGCTGATTGTCACCCTGCGTGAACCCGTATTTTTGCCGCAGTTCGTCAAGTTTCTTGCGCTGATCCCGCACTTTCTTTTCCGCAAGTGCTAAATCCAATTCAAGACCGGGCAGGTCGGCAAACCGGGTTGAAAGTGCGTTTTCCTTTTCCTGCAACGCCCCCAACATGACAAGTTTGCGTTGCCCTTTTTCCCATGCGTCAATATAGTCTTTGACCGCCTGCGTGCCGCCTTTGACTTCGCCCGTTTCGGTGTTAATGATCTCATTCAGACCGGGAATGACTTTGACAAGACGCTTGCAGGTTTCAAGCCATTTCGATTCCTTTTGGTCAATTTCTTCCGTTGAAAGACCAAGGCTTGCAAGGTATGCGGCGGTCTTTTCGGACTTGACACCAAGTTTCGCCACAACGTCCCCGGTGTTTTCGCCGTTGTCATCCGTTGCTGTGAAAATGCCGGACAAAATTTCGGTAAGGTCATCCGCTTCGGTTCTGACCCTTTCGATTTCCTGTAACTTCGCATCTGCTTTAAGGTCGATATTTGCGAAATCGTCCAAGACGGTTGAGTTGTCCTTCGGGATAAGCAGTTCAAGGAAACCATTCAACCCGTTCACGGCTTCCCCGACAATGCCAAGAAACGTCTGCCCCAACGCCGTTTTAATGGCGTTGACGTTCGTTTCAAATTTGCGCATGGAGTTTGCGTAACCGTCCGAAGTCCGGGCAAAATCCCCCTGTGCGTCTGCCGTTGCGTTCATGATGTACTGATAGCGCAACATGGTTTGTTCGCCCTGCGTCATTTTCTCAAACGTCTTATCAAGACCCTGTTGCAACGCAAAGGCGTTCAGATTCGCAACGGACATATTGATACCCAACTGTTTAAGGGGTTCGGTTTCGCCGGATATGCCGCTTCTGATCTTCTGAAAAGCCGTGTCAAAGTCGAGATTATAAAAACTCGCCATGTCTGCGGCGAGTCCTGCAAGGTCTGTGGACATATCGACAATCTGATTCCCGGACAACCCGGCAGATTTCGCCATTGCGCCCAACGTGGATGTGAACCGCTTTGCCTGCGTTTCCGTCAAGCCAAACTGCGCCCCGGCGGCTTTCGACCACGTTTCAATTTTTGCCGCCCCGTCCCCAAAGGTTACGTCAACCACGTTTTGCACTTCTTCAAGGTCGGACGCCGCCTGTATTGCGTCTTTCCCAATGTCAAGCAACGCCTTGCCGATCTTGACGGCAGAAAACCCGGCAACAAGTTTTTTGAGCATGGAAGAAAAATGATTGCTCATGTTGTCCGTGCTTTGCTTTGCGGCGGTGTCCCATTTTCCCGTTTCCTGCTGAATCGCACGGGTGATTTCCTTGATGTCTGCTATTGCGTGCTTGCCGTCTGCTGTGACTTCAAATACAATTTGACCGTCATTCGCCATTTTCTTTTGTCACTTCCTTCGGCATCATGCCCATAAGTCCGGCAAAGATTTTTCCAACGTCCTGCTCGTATTTCTTTGCCTGTTCTGCGTCTGTCAGATGGATTGCAACCGCCTGTTTTGCCCTTATCAACCATTCCCGTTCTTTTTGGTTGTATTTGTTCGGCGTTGGCAACGGTCTTGCCCGGATTCCGACAACCTCCGTATATCGTGATCCTTCCGGCAGACCCGCCAACAGTTCCACGAATTCAAACCACGAAAGACGATCCCGGAAAAGGTCAATGTTGTACACCTGCCGGAACGCCGCACGAATCAAGGGTGCGTCCTGTTCGAACGATGTAAGGTGTTTTTCGTCCGTTTCCGGGCGTTTTTCAAACAGTACGGCACATAATTCGTTAACGATTGCGGAAGCGTTTTTCGGCGGCTTTCTGCGTGAAAGAAGACATTTTGCGCAAAGGAAGTCCCGCGCATCGTCTTGCAGGTCTTCCCGGCGCATCACATCAAGCATTTTCAGCACATTGCGAAAGTCGAAATTGCACTTGTAATACCTGCCGCCAACCGTGACCCCTTTCGGCAGGCGGTCGAACAGCCGGAAATTCACAGTTTAAGTTTTTTCTGCACGGCAGAAATCTTTCCGGCAAGGCGTTGCCGGAAATAGTTTCCGCATACGGTAATCACGCAACCGGGGTCATTGGCGTAAAACTGCATAAGTTCTTTTGCCTGTTCCTGCCCGAAAATGCACGCCGCAAAGAATTCTGCGGCTTCCTTGATCTGTTCTTCCGTGGATTCTTCCGACAGGTCTTTCAGCTTCGCCTGTGCTTTGTTCAATCCCGCAACCATGCGCATGGCGTCCCCGTTGACCTGCAATGTGATAGAATCATTGTTTTCCTTGATTTTGACCGTATCATGCACCCGGTTAAGGGTCAGTTCGTACCCCTTCCGAAATAATTTCATTGTTTTACATCTCCTTTATTCAAAAAAAGACGGGGGCAAGACGATCCCGCCCCCGTTTGTGTTAGGTTGCATCGGAAACTGTCGGCACGCCGTTGAACCGGATTGTGCACCCGAAGGCGTTGACGTCAAGCGCAGACCCGCCGAAGGACGTGATTGCGCCGATGGAACAATCACAGATAATCTGCTTCCCGCCGGAAATGATCTTGACGGAACTGTTGCGCTCTTCGCCAAGCGTGAACTGCTTTCCGGCAATGAAGTCCTGCGCCGTATCGCCAACAATACGCCGACCGGATACCACAAGTTCCGGCGCACTTCCGGTCACTTCGTTGTGTGCGTGACCCTGCCCGCAAAGGAAGAAATACTGCTGATTCTGTTCATTTTCGTTGAACTCCATGCTTTCAATGCCCTTGCAAAGTTTGGCGTAAGTCCAAGTTTCCCCGGTTTTAGACGTGCCAATATAAAGTTCATTGACCCAATTGGCTTCCATTATTCTTCGTCATCCTTTCTGTAGAGTTTTATAACCAAATCTGCCGCCATCAACCATGCGTTATTTTGTTCGCGCCCGATCACACGGGGCAGGATTCCTTTGGTTATGTCCACGATTTCCCACCCTTCCCCGGACGGGTAGGACGTCCGTCTGGACAGGGAATCAAGAATGTTGTTGAGCGTGTCCGAAAGCACCTGCAAATCCTTGTGTTTGCCGTTGAGCGCAAGCGTGACGGTTTCAAATGAATTCTTGTCAAGGTACACTTCTGCCGTGTTGGACGGGGCAATTTCGCACGTCAAACCGTTGTCCGTTCCAAGTGCGCCCCGTGTGATTGCGGCAAAGTTGTCCATTGCGTCAATCAAGTCCATCACGGATTCAATTGCGTTGTTTATGATGCTCATTTCTTGTACAACCTCGCTATTGCTTGCGCCTGTCTTGCCCACGTTTCACCGTGCAGGCTTTTTGCCAACTCGACCCACCGCCAAGACGCTTGCGAATTAACGTCTTTGTATGCGGTTCGGATTTCGTAATACTGCCGGGCGGCATACGGCGTGTTCCAAATCAGTATGCCTTTTTTCAAATCCGAATGGATAAGGGAAGACATAATCAGCATACCCGTATCTTCCTTGCAGTATTTGTTACAATCCCGCAGGATTTGGGACGAAAGCATTTCAAGGCCGCTTTCCCATGCGTTGTCAATCGTTGCCTTGATCCCGGTTTCGCTGATTTTGATTTTTACCGACATACAACCACCCCTTTACACAAGGGAAACTTCCCAATGATGCAAAAGGTCTGTATCGTCCCGCAGTTCGTCAACGCCCATGACGGTATATTCAACCCCCCGCACTATGATCCGCATATCCCCCTTCAAATCGTGCGCCTGTTTCAGCAGGGCGCACCAATCAAGCCGGGGCGTGCTGATCCGGTAATCAACAAACAGTATTGCCCGAAGGGTGCAATCCGTGTTTGATTCCGTTTTGCGGATTTCGTTTGTGGGTTGCAGGTGAGTACGTTTGACCGTGTGTTCCGTGTAGGTTTGATTTTGGTATCTGTCAACGCCGTTGCAGACCTTCACGGTTGCCGTTGTTTTGAGTATCTTTGCCGGAATCGGTTTCAGCACGGAAACCACCACCCTTTAAGGGTCGGCACTTGCGGGTTCATCAACCCCGTTTGTTCAAGGTACTGCACCGCAAGCGGGGAAATATTTTCCGTCATCCTGCCGCCGTTTGCGCTTCCCGCCTTGCCGTGTACGGTCACTTTCCCAACAGTAAAACCGCCCGTTGCGGCTTCGTTTAGGGAATCTGTGCCGTTGATCGCAAGGAAGTCAACCTGCGCACAGATTGCCTTTTTGTAAAGGGTCTGCACGAATTGCGGCTTTTTTCTGATTTCTGTTTCGTCTACCCAATGCGTCAGCGCACCAACAATGTCAGACGCACGGGCGCAAAGGGCGGGGAAGGACGTTTCGTCAACGTCCGTCCCCATGTAGACGGTACTGTAAAAAGTAAAGTCTACAACGCCCATGTCTTCACCCCGCTATTAGGATTTCACCACAAGCGTGGTATTGCCGCCCGCGACAACAAATCCGGTCTGCTTGTTGACCATAGCAACCGTGATATACTTGCCTGCGGTCTGCGACTTCAGCGTCACGGGGTTGGACGGCATATCGACCCAAGTCTTGGCGGCGGGCGGTACTGCGCCGTAAGTGAGGGAAACAGCGGCACTTTCGCCCGTGCAATAGACAAGTTTCACGCCTTCCACAAGGCTACCGTCACTCCAAATGTTCTTTCCGGTGACGGTGATCTTGCTGTCCCCGGCGGCATCAGTTCCGGCAACGGAAGTGACGGTCAGCGTGCCAAGGGTCGGGGAAGTGCCGATATTGGCATATACGCCCGCCTGCCGTTCATTCAGCATGAACGCGCCATAGTAGTACCGTTCGTAATACAGGTACTTGCCCTTGTTCTGCGCCGTGGGCGGGGACATCATGGCGGTTTCGTACTTGACGGGCGCGGCAACCGCCATCGGGTCAACAAGGATAAAGTTGATCTGCGCGGCGTTCGTCACGTCAACCGCCCAACCCTGCGCGAAGGTATAGGCCGTCTTCATCATGTCGGCGGGGACTTCGGTAATGCGCACACCGTCAAGGCGGGCAATATTGCGGTCAACGTCACGAATTCCGTTGGTGACCTCAATAAAGCGGGTCATTCCCGTTGCCTGCTTCAGCAGTTTGTAAGCGGCGGGGGTGAAGTAGCCTTCGACCCGATCCCGGTTGATCCGCTGATTGGTCATGTACTCAATGGCCTTGTCCCACTCCGCAAGGATATTGGCAGAGGTAAGGCTTTCGGTGGACACGCCGCCGAACGTGGACGCATACCCGGCGAGTTGGGAAGCAAGGAAAGCGTCCATTTCCGGGATTTTCTGCTGTTCCACGAAAGCGCGGGTGATGTTGGCAAGGTTGGCAACGTCATTGGTTTCGTTCATGTCCATCGGGTCAACAAGGGTATCCCATTCACGATCCATCTGAAGTTCAACCGCTTGATATTCGTTGTTCCAGTTGCGGTTGAAAACGCCGTTGATCTGATCGCGGTTGGTGTCCTTTGCGCCGGAAACGGTCACGGTCGGAATGTACATGGTTTTTCCCATGCCGGAACGGTAACGGGTGCTGTTCTCACTCGCCCAAATCGCGGCGAAATAGGACAGGTAAGGATAAGCCTGCGCAAGTGCCTGCGAATATTCGGCGGCATAGTTAACATTTACTTGATTAAAGGGCATAATTTAACTTCCTTTCTGTGTTATTTTTTGAAACCCCATGCGCTTGTAAATGCCGCGACTGCCCCTTCTTCACCTTTGGGCATACCGCCTTCCGGTTTTGCCCCAAACTGCGGCAGTTTCGGGGCGGGGTTTCCCGCCTGCGGAATGAACCACTCTTCAAAGTCCTTCTGCATTGCGGAGAGTTGTTCCGGCACGGGTTTCGCACCTTCCGAACGGTCAATCCGGTCATAAACCGTGTCAAAGAATTTGGGTTTTACGCCCTTGAAATCATCAGACGTCCGGGCGGCTTGCCGGGTCTTGTACCCGTCAAAATCTGCCTGTAACGCCTTGTATTCCTCTGTTTCCTTGACGTTGATTTCCGGCGGCTTGTGTTCCTTTTCCCATGCCTCCTGCGCCGTTTTCACGGCGTTCTGTGTGGCTGTCTGCGCTTCCGAAACGGAAACGTAACCTTCGGAAATTGCCTGCCCGTACAGGGAAAAAAGTTTGTCCTCTTTCTGTTTGGGGGTCAGTTCTTCGTTTCCAAGGATAGCCGCCACAGCTTCACGGGTGTATTTGCCCATTTTTACTTCCCCTTTCTTTACGTGCGTTGGAAGGTTGCACGCTCTCCGTGTTTTGCGCCCCGGCGGGCGAATTTGTATGAAAAAAGCACGATTTTGCAATCGTGCCTATTTCATCATGCAATTGTCTGCGCTGATCCGGATTTCGGACAGCTGTCTTTCTGCAAGTTTTTCGCATTACGCTTGCAACCGTCCGGCGTTGCGAATCGAACGCAACATTAAGTTCTGCGGTTTACCACTTTGGGTCAATGGCGCAGAGAACCAAACACAGGACGGGAAACCGTCTGCGGGCATTGTGGGTGTCGAACCCACGCCTTCCGGGTCAAAGCCGGATATTCTGCCGTTAAACTAAACGCCGTCAACTGGTCATTTCGTCACCTTCTTCTGTCTGGTCTTCTTTTCGCCTTTAACGGGCGTTTTTGCCGCTTCCGGTGCTTCGGCGGGCGTTTCCCCGTCTTTCACTTCCGGGGCGGGTTTTACGTCTTTCTGCGCCGCAATGCGTCCATTTCCGACAAGGTAATCAACGGGAAGCTGTTCCCCGCAGATGTCGCAGAAAATGACACAGTTTACAGATTTGATCCTTTCATGCTTGCACGCCATGCGTTCAACCCCTTTCTTTGCATCAAAAAAGCGGCTTGCGCCGCTTATTGGTTTTTCGCAAGCCATTGCATTACGCTTTGACTTGGCTTGACGTTTTTATCACCGACATAATCCATATAAGGGTGAAACCGTAAAAACTGATTTGCCGAAATGCCAAACGCATTGACGGTGTTTCCGTCCCCGTAGTAATAACGTCCGTCCGGCAATTGGACAATAAAGAAACCCTGTTCGTCCATGTATTCGGCAATCATTTCCATTTGATTTTAACACCCCTGTCATTTGCCGCCTTTTCAACGGCCTGTGCGTTTGCGTCACTCTTTGACATTTCAATATATTCGATGTCTTCCGCAGAAAGTCCCCCGTGGAATTGCAATTCAACGTAATTCCCGTCCGAAAGGTAACCTTTGTCTGCAATGGAAGCAAAGTCCCTTTGCACGTCCTTCAGACGATCCGGGGCGTTCGGAACGCTATCGCTGAAGACCTTTCCGTATGACATGATCTGCGGCTCTGTCGCAAGCGTTGCCATCGGGTCAGCACCCGTTTCCAAAAGTTCAAGGCTGTCACCAACTGTGAGTGTTGTTCTGTCAATGATATTGTCTTTCTTCAGAACAATGCGGGTGTTTCCGTATATCTTCGCCCGTGGTGCGTCACCCAAATAACCGTAGATTTCGTAATTGCTGTCCGCAACGTCAAGCGGTTCACTTCCCGCGAACAACTGTTGCGTTGCAATCTTCCTGCGTCTTGTGTCAAGGTAACCGTGTGAAGCACCCGTTTCGATTTGCGACTTGAAACGCCCGTCTTCAAGGATTTTCACAACGTCCCCCGAAGAAGTTCTGATTGCGAAGTCCTCACGTTCAACGGCGTCTTTCAATGCCTTTTCATATTTCGGCACTTCCTTTTCAAACGTGTCGAAGGCGTCAATTTGTGAAGGAACGTTCTTCCAACCTTCCCGCAGATTGTCCATTTCTGCGCGGTAAGCGTCTTCAGACCATTCAACCGCTTCGTCGTACATTTTCAGCGTGTCAATGTTTTCGATGTTCGTTGAAACGGGTTTTTCGGGTGAAGCAATGGTTTCCTGTGCCTGTTCGATTGGTGTTGCGGGTTTAGGTGTTACGGGTGTTACGGGTGTTACGGGCGCAACGGGGGTCACGGGTGCAGGTGTGACGGGTGCGGGTGTCGGCGTCTTCGGCACAAGCGGCACATTCGGCGTCATCTGCCCTGCCGTGAAGTTCTGCTGTGCGCCGCCCTTGGCGAAGAACCCGTCAATCATGTCCTTTTGTTCACGTTCAAATGCGTTCACGTCATATTTCTTTGCGTCCGGGAATTCGCGTTTGGTGTAGACGCCTTCCCGATCCCTATGCCTTGCCCGCCCGGTCTTTTTGCAAAATTCGTCAATCTCCCCGGACGTTTCCCGGCACTTGCCCTGCAAAGCGTCAAGTTCTTCCTTTGGTCTGCCCTGCGCTTTGGCGGTCAGATAATCCCGCTTCTGTTCCCGAAGCGTGCGCTCCATTTCCCGTTGCGTCTGCGATTCGGCGTAAACTCTTTCGTTTTCTTCTTTACTTTGCGGCTGTCCGGTCAGCACGGAAACCCCCGGAATGAACGGGGTGGGGTAGTGCTTGCAGTTGATTCCGAACAATCCGGCGGGCGCACCGTAGGACGTTGCAGATTGCGCAATCACTTCGATTTCGTTGCCGTCAAGGTCAATGACCGTCCGGGCGGCGTCAAGGCTTGAAATGACCTTGTTTTGCCACGGATAGCACAGCGGCCTTGCGCCGTTGTGGTAACTCACGGAATACAGGTCATTACCGAAGTTTTGATTTGTCTCCCAAACTGCCGCACGTCCGGTATTGAAAACCGTTGTGCGAATGTCCATAGCAACATACGCTTCGGCACTCCACCTGCGCCCGGCGTGATCTATGAAACCCACAATACCGCCGTTGTTGAGTTTGTCTGCGGCGTGCCGCAAGGCTTGATTCCACGAAGAAACGCCCGTCACGGTTTCGCCTGCGGCGGCATCAAGCGCAATCTGTGTGCGGTTGATCCGGTCGGCAATTTCGATTTCCGAAACCACATCGGAAACCGCCTGCCTGTATGCGCTTTGCGTGCTTTCAAGCATGACCGTGTTTACAAGGTTGAGCTTGTCTGCGGCCTGCGTGTAGTACAGGTTGAACGCTTTGTATTGGTTCGGGGACAGCACCGGGGCGGCAGGCGGGGCAAAAATGCCTTTTTTCACGGCTTTCGCAAGGTCTTTGTCTGCGCCGTTTACTGCGTCAATGATGGATTGCTCAAGGCAGTTGACCAACGCCGGGTCAGCGTCCGCAAGACCGTTACGGATAATGCGCATAGTTTCGGCGTTGACCTGCCCCATTTGCGCAAGCATTTTCGCTTGATATGCAAACGCAGACTTTGGCAGGTCTTCACCCGCCACGTAAAACGGGAAATGGCGGGCAAGGTTTATCAAAATCTGATCTGTGATTGCCCCGTACACTTCAGCCATTTCCCATGACATAGCGTCAAGAAATGCCGGGTGCATGGTTCAACCCCCTTTATTCTGCCGTGTTGAAAACTGCAAGCGGGTCAACCGTTCCCCGTCCTTCCTGCCGGATACGCTCAAGTTCGGCTTCCGCTTCTTCTTCGGTCATTCCGATTCCGTATTTGGTGTCGGTCAAGAAAGTTTTCTTGGACAGGATACCCGCCCCGACCAACATGACGCCTTCATTAAGGTTCGTCTGCCGATCCTGCGTGACTCCATCGTCAAATACAATCTTGACTTCATACCCGCCGGAAACAAGGCTTTCGATTGTGCGCCCTTCTTCATCCGTCATGCCGTACAGGACGGAAACGTCAATGATGTTCCGCACAAGGTGTTCAATCGCCGGGCGCAGTTGCGTCTGCACGTTTTTGATCGTTTTATAGGTCTTGCTGTTCTCGCTGACAACTTCTGTTGCAGTTTTCAGACCTGTATGTTGGTCAAAGGTGAACGTCCCGGCAGAAAACCCGACCTGCAAACAAAGGATGGACAGGAAAGCATTGATCGCGGCAACGTGTTCTTCAACCCGAAGTTCAACGCTGTTGTCCGTGATTTTAAGGTCATCCGGCGAGTCGGAAGCAAGTGCTTCGTAAGTTTCATCGTTCGGGTCAAAATACCGAAGCATACGCCCCGTTGTCGGGTCTGTGACCATGCGCACCGCACGGGCGGGGACGATAATGCGCTTTTTGCCAAGCCGGAATTCCCGGACGAAACTGTCATAGCAGATGTCAAGGGCGTGCAGGGTTTCAAGGGCGTTGCCGTATATGCTCATGCCAAGCGGGCTGTTATCGTCAAGGTTGTTCGCAATCGGTGTGCGCCAATAGGTAAACAGGGATTCTTTGACGGGGATTGCCGTTTCTTCTTCCAAGTACGGGTAAATCTCCGCGAGTGGATACCGGACGCCAAGAATGTCTTGACTTTCCCCGTTTGCGCCTTTCTGCATTTCAGACCGGAACAGTTCGTTGCTGATTACGTATGTTTCCCCGTCCCACTTGTGCCACTCAAGCCGGGTGTAATAATACCCGCCCTTTGCGATCCGGGACACAAACACGCCTTCCGTGACGGTTGCGTTATCCCACGAAATCGGGATAAATTGGTCTGCCATCGCATACCCAATCATAAGTTTTCTGCTGTCCGGGATTTCGTTTCCTTCCTTATCGTGCCGGGATTCTGCCCACACTTTCAGCGCAGAACCGCCCAACGCAAGACCTTCTTCGATGCTTTCTTGCATTTTCTCCCGGAAGGCGTTTTTGGTAAGCACTTTCTGAATGTAGGCGTCAAGGGGGTCTTCCGTTTCTCCGTCTGCCGCCCCGCTGTTCATGCTGACATTGACAGCACATTCTTCGCCCCAAATCAAACCCGCCATTTCCGAACACACGGCTTTTGCGATGTTCATGCGGTACATAGTGCGTTCTGCGTCCGGTTTCGCAACGGTCGGGGCGGGGATAACGTGCCACGGTTTGTAAAAACCCTTCCAAAGCATTTTCCAAAAGAAAACGCCGAAATCATAAAACTGTTGAAAAGCAGGAACGCCGCCCAATTCAAAAACACTTTTGAATTCACGGGCAAGACCTGTCCCGGCAATCGTCTTCTGCATCCTGTTTTTCCACCTTCTTTTTATTTCGTCAATAAAGTTCAACTATGCCACCCCGCAATCAATGACGGTATTTCACGCTCAATGGCGTATTCCATAGCGTCAAGGCTGTCAATGTTCGTTGATCCGTCATCAAGTCGGACGTCTTCGGTTTCCTTCTTCCCGTCCCAAACCGCCGTTGACAGGGCGTCAATTGTGTTTCCGCAGGCGTTGTTCACAAAGAACCGCCTTGCCCCCATCAACAGCGTCACAGCCCGAATTCGGTCATTTATGGGGCGTTTAAGGGCATTGCCGATATTCACGGGCAGGCGTTCCCGTGCCGCCGCCACACGTAGACCGTTAATCAACGTCTGTTCGGCTGAATCGCACCAAACTTCCGTGACTAACCACCGCATTTGACACCGCCGGACGAAATCCACAAAATCCCGTTCAAGTTTCGCCGGGTCAAGTGCTTCTTTCTCCCGGTAATCGTCAAGCACAACAACGCAGTTATCAAAGAAACCGACACAGCAGAAAGCGTGCGCCGATGTGCCGCCGCCAAAGTCAACGCCAATCGTGGCATATTTGATCCGACCGGGGACGTCATCCACGCAGAATAATTCCGGTTGATCTGCAAAACGCTGATAAATCAGACCTTCCGCAACGGCACGTTCGCCCAATATGTCCCGCCTGTACCAAACCGTTTGCTTATCATATTGGGATTCAATTTCCCGCAGGCGTTCCGGCGTGATTGTGGCGTTATCCTTGACGGTAAAGTGTTCGTAAAGGTAGCCTCCTTCAAGTCCGTTTTCCCGGTATTTGTCAATGTAATTCGTGTATATTGACGCCTTCGGATTGCATGGGTTCAAATCCCAAAGGGTGCGGGGTTGCCGTGCGGCAATCTGCCTGCCGTTCGCAACTTTGACAAAAGACGTTCGGGAATCTGTGCTGTCATAGTGTTCGTTGATTTCTGTGGCAATCCAAAGACCGTAAGAGTTCCCAAGTATTCGTTTATAAGAATCGGCTTTTGCTCCCCCGGCGAAAATAACAACCTTTTCCCCGGTTCGTGATTCAATGAACAACGCTTCGTTGTCTTTGCACTTTCCCCAATGGCATCTTCCCCGAAATAAATTCTCAAGTCCAAAACCATTGCAAACCCCTATGTTTAACTTTGCGTTTCCGATTGTCGAACCGGAAGCCAAATGATACTTGTCCGGCGTTTCTTCAAGGTATGCGGCGGCAATTATGCAATGATCTATTGTCTTTCCCGATCTGATTGCGCCTTCCGCAACGCACATTCTGTTTCGCAGGGCGTTTTTGATGTATGCTTTATGCTTTGGCGAAAACTTGCCCCAAGGAATGGTTGATGTTTTACTCATCCCGCAACAACTCCGCAAGCGGGGCAAGGTCTTCCACGTCCACGCCCTTTCCTTTTTCCGTCTTGTCCTCCACAACGGCAAGCACGGTTGCAATGTCCTTCAAGGAAAACGTCAATAACGCCCCGTTTTGCTTCTTTTTGACCACCTGCGCCCCGTTGTCGGGGAAGTTCTCAATCATGCGGACAACCTTGCCCAAAAGGGCGGTTTTTGCCCGTTCTAACATGACGGCATTGTCCGCAATTATTTCGGCGTTCTTTTCTGCGACCTTTTCAACAGCCTTGCCGTCTGCGTCCCGGCGTTTCTCCGTCCACTTTTCCCGTTGCGCCCTTCTTTCAATCGTCCGTTGCGAAATGCCGTGCTTTTCTGCCAATGTCCGCTGTGAAATGCCGCCCTTGATGTATTCGGCTTTTATCTTTCGCCAATTCACCCCGGTTTCAATTTTTGTCACCCTTTCGGCGTATCACGCTACGCCCTGCGAATATCTCCAAAACGCCCCGTGACCCACCTCGCACGTAATCCCCGCAGGGAATAGGACGCAACCCCGTTGCCCGCAGGAGATGGAACGGGCAACGTCCCGCAAATTGTGACCATGAAGAAAGCCACATAAAAACGGCGGTCATGTCCAAACCGCCGCTTTTACCTAATTAGTGTGAATAACGTGCTTTACGTGTAGCGTGTTGCTTTCGTAATATGCCTTTACCGTCTTTGAATACGATTCCGGCAAACGCCCGTCATTCCGTTCCCTTGTTTCCTTTTTGAGATCGTAAACCGCCTTGATTGCTTCGACAATCTTGCCCGGTTCTTTCTCCATGTACTTTGTTGGAATTCTTACGATTTCCCACTTGCCGCCCAATTTGTGCCGGATTTCCAAATCGCGTTGTCCGTCTTCCTTTTTGCTATATTTGTGTCTGTCCCCGTCAATTTCCAAACAGACACAAATTGAAGGAATAAAAATGTCAACGTGATATTTCCCAATGGTCTTATTCATCTCAAAATCGTAACCCGCTTCAAGAAGAACAACGGCGGCAATCATTTCGTCCGCACTCCGGTATTGTTCCGGGTTTTCCCGTGAATGTGCTTCAACCGCCCGTGCATATCGTTTGTACTTTGTCATTTGGCAACCCGCCTTTTCCATTAGGCGCATTGCCCGTTCAAACATTACACGGTTCTTAATCATTGCATATTCGTTTACAATACCTTTGTACCTTTCTACGTGTTCCGTTTCGCATTTCTCACAGAAACGCCGCCCGCAACCGTAAAACTGTTCATTTGGGATAACTTCCCCGCATCTCCAACAACGTTGTTCAAGCATAGTATGCCCCCACTTCGTGCGTATCATTGACGCTTCATGGGCTTTGCCCATGATAAATTATAGCGAAAAAATAAGTGCAATGGGGTGCAAACCTTTCGTCACCCCGCTTTGCCCCCTTTCTTTTCCCGGAAGGCTTGCAGGCAATGCCACGAACAGAACCACCAATATATCGGTTTGCCCTTCTGCCGTTCCATCTTATACGCATATTCAGCACGGGATTCAAAATGTTTGCCGCACATCTTGCATTTGCGGGGGTACAGGTCAAACAGTTGCAGACCCATTGCCGCCGCCCCCTTCTTTGTGCGTTCGTTTCATGCTTTGCCCCTTTCATTACGATTGATTGACAACGATTTCCCGATATTTGCCGCCCATGTTTACAACGCCGATTTCAATTTTGGCGGCGTCCATCGTGATATAACTGTGTGATTCCGGCACAAGCACCCGCCGGGGCGGTTCGACTTGTGTTCCGCAGTATTCGCATTTGCCGCCCTTCAGCGGTGCGGCGCAGTTCGGACAATTGGTCATTCAGCACACCCTTTCGCAATTCCGCACATTAAACTTCAGTTTGTGTGCATTTTTGTGAGTAAATCAATAAACTGAATTATCTTGTCCATTTCCTCTTTGTGGCAATCGTGTAACAGTTCAATAAGTTTGAAAAGTTCCTTATCTTTTTGCTTGCATTGAACAACTCCCCACGCAGAATAGACAGACAATCCGATTGCGATGGAAGTAATAATAACCACAGCAACCATGCTCTCACCCTTTCCACTCAATGTGTCCGCTACAATCCTTTGGTTCTCCATAAAGCTGTCGCAGTTGCTTCAGCGGACAATCTGGTATTCCTTCCGGTGAACACCACGAATGAAGAACGCTGTTGTCCTTAATGTTCGCTTTGTTTCTAATACAATTGATAGATTCGCAATCTGATGCACAATACGTTATATCGTCTATCATTCCGTCACTTCCTCACCCTTCGTTATTTGGTCAGATTATTCACACAATCCGTGCCGCTTCATGTACTGCCACACTTCCCACAACGCCCGCCCGTGTAGAATAATCGTGTTGCGCTTTTCGTAATGTATGTCCTGTTGGATGTCCTGCAACAACCGCCCGTTGATGTACCGTTCAATCAATATCGTCTGTTGCACGTCATCCGGCACGCTGTTTATCGCTTCCATGATTTCGCACATGATCCGGGCGGCTTCCTGCCGCTGTTCTTCGAGCATTTTCGTTGCGTCCATTGCCGACACAACGGCGTTTGCCATCTGATCCCCGCCGCCGGACGTCTGCACACACACTTCTTTCAGCGAAACGGTTGTGTTTGTGGCGTTCTCCAATGCGGTATTGATTGCCCGTTCAAGGGCGGCGCATTTGCTTTGCAAATTCCGATACCGCATCAGAAACGCCTTTGCCGGGTTTTTGTGTTCAATCATCTGCGTTTCCCCCGCTTTCTGACAATGTAATCCGCAACGTCTGCTTCCGCACTCCGTGCGGCGTGCGCCCTGTCCCTTTCTTCTTTCCAATCCCTGTATTCCTTGCAGGAATTGTTCAAAAAGGCACATTCTGCACGCCGCCGGGTGCATCCGTTACAGGGGTTATTCAAACGGCAATCCGTCCGGGTCTACAATCTGCATCCCGCTTCCTGCGTCCACGGGGGCGGGCGCTTTTGACAGGAATTCAACGTCATCTGCTGTGACTTCAAGGTTTGCACGGAATTCCCCGGCGTTGGTCTGATACGTCCTTACGCTGACAGCACCCACAACGCAAACCTTGCTTCCTTTCCGCAGGTACTTTGCGCAGGATTCACCCAACCCACGCCACACGGACACCCGGAAAAAATCGGCTTCCGGGTTCTGATTGTTCGCTGTCTTCCGGCGGTTGACCGCAACGTTCATTTCGCAAACATTGATCCCGCTTGTGGTTGTCCGCAACTCCGGCGAATTGCACAAATTTCCTATAATTGTGAGTTTATTCATGTTTTCCCCTTCCTTTCCTGTTGTGTAATATCGTATGTGCCTTGTGTGTCATCACAACCAAGTTTTCAATTCTGTTGTCATCCTTCTTTCCGTTTATATGGTGAACGTCAAAACTGTCCGGCAATTGGAAACCAAGCGCATTTTCCATGATGTACCTGTGCTCAAGTACAAGGCCATCAATTCCCGCTGATGGGTGATCCGGTTTGTAAAGCGCAACATATCCTTTTTTCGTCTTGCGCCTGTATCCCTTGAAGTTTCCGCTGTTTTCTCCACGCATTGCCTTGCTTCTTGCGTCAAAAAAACCCGCCTTGTCTTTATGTATGTTCAACCTGTGCGCTTTGTGTTGTACGCTTCCTTTTGTTTTTCCGATTGCCGCCCCTATGTCTTCAGCACGTTCGGACGGGTAATGAAGGCGCAAGTATTCAAGTTGTTTTGCACTCCATTCCTGCCCCTTTTTCACGCCTTCGCCGCCTTTCTGATGATCCGTTTTGCCTTGCCCTGCTTGACCATCCGGCAAATCCGGGCGTGTTCTACCAACGCCCACCGCCACAGCTTCACGCCGTCACGTTCCTTGCTCATTTTCCGATTGACATTTCCAACGCCTGCGTCCGTCAATACCGCCCTTGCGATCTGCCTTTTGTATTTCCTCATACCCATTTTCAGCAATCCCCCTTTTCTGCTTTCCGCAACGCTTTGTTGAATGTGCCGCTTTTGTTGCCCAACGCCTTTTTCATGTAGCAAAGGGCAAGACCCGCTTCCCGGTTGTATTCGTCACCCTTCCCGCACTTGACAACCGTGCGGGTCTTGTCTGCCCAATAAACAACAGTTGCGGGCGGGTTGAAAATAACCCGTTCTGCCGTGAACTGTTTTTCCTGTTCGTGCCAATTGCGCCCATAGATTGAAAGTCCCGGCATTGCCTTTTTCTCCGGGTTTTGCCTTGCCCGAATCATAATGTCACAAGTTTCGTAAGGCGTCATTTCAAAGGTTGCTTCCTTTACTTCAAAAACTTCGTTGCCGCACCCGCAAACGATAATGTCAGACCCAACCAAATTACCGAACCCCATTTTGCAAACTCCTTTCAAACAGTCTTTTTTCTATTTCCGAAACGTCACACCCGTCAACCAATCCAAGGGCGGCAAATGCTTCCGTTCCGTGAATCAATAATTTTGCGTATGCTTTCCCGTTATATACGCATTGTTCGTATATGACCCACAACAGCGCACGTTCAACATTACTCATATCGAATAAAGTCCTTTCCGTATATCTGGTTGCAATCGTCAAAGACCTTCTTCATTCCAAGTCCTTCTTTTGAGGGCGTCCAAATCTTTTTCGGATTCCAATTCTTCCACGTCCCATCGTATTCCGGTGCTGTCGGATCGTATGCCGGATTGTCTGACCATTGCCCCCCCCTCATGCAGTATTCGTATTGTTTCGGGTGGGTCTTTGCCAACCGCTGAAAACGTGTTTCGCCTTTGTCAAGGTGCGCCCCAAACCCACAGAAGATACACCCTGTTCGTTGACACCCGGAACATTTCAACTGACAATCAATTCCCGGTAATGGTTCATATTCAAAACCGTTTTTGTCCGTTGCCACAATGTCACCGTACACGCTTGCAATCTCAATACCGTTTTCCCGGATATAGTGCAACACGTCCTGTTCCGTCCAAAACGACATTGGTTGTGAAGTCGGTTTCTTGCTTTCAAAGGCGTTGCACCCGTGCTTGAACCATGCTTGTTCACGCAGTTTACTTTCTTCTGCCAACGTTCCAATGAACGGAACAACCTTGTTCTTGCTTTGATACGCCTTGATCGGTGCTTTCTTCATAACAGAACAGCAATTGTTTGAAATAAGAAATTGCGTTTCATTGCATAAAGGAAGCCATTTGACCTTGTTGAACATTGATGACCCGACTGCCCCGATGAGTTTATTTCGTTTCCCGGAATTGATTTGCTCCCACCCCCCGCGTGCGCGTTCACCATTCAATTCTGCTCTTTTTCTGTCCGCTGATGTCCACCTTTCTCCGTTCAAGTCCTTTCTTCGCAACTCTGTTTCTAAATACTTGCCTTTTTCCCCGTTCTGAATGTGCCTTGCGTAATAGATTGCCGCAGATACTTCCTTACTGATAATCGGATACCCGTATCTGCTGATTACTTCCGAAAACATCATTTTCGGCCTTACAAAAACGGCGTTTTTTCTCCGGGCAAAGGATTGTATTTCCGGGTATTCAAGACCCGTGTTTGAAAACACAAGCGGAACGTCCGGGTACAAGTCATGCACAAGGTGCGAAAGGACGGTGCTGTCTTTCCCGCCGCTGAATGAAACATACACGTTCCCGTCAAAATGGTTGTACCATTCCCGGATTCGTGCCTGTGTCATCAGCACTTTTGCGCCCAACGGTAACGCTTGCCGTTGCCTTAAATCTCCAATATCACGCATCGTCATACCTCTTTGATTCTTATTCCGTAAATTGAAAGCATCAGTTTGCGTTTTATTACATACTGCGGCGTGCGGGTTGCGGGGGTCTTTGTGTCTTCTACAACCAACGCCCCCGTTTTATCCTTATAGACAAAATCCGCAATGTAGACGCAAGGCCGTTCAATGACCCGCCCGGTGCTGTCCCGCTGTGCGCCGATCAACGTAAACTTCCGTTGACGTTCAAGTCCGGTGATTTCGTGCGCCTTTTCCATCAGCACCAATTCCGCATACCTGTTGGCTTCCTTTCTGCTTGCGAACGTGATCCCGTCAAGTTCCGTCTTCGCCGCACCGTACTTGTTCGCCGGAATTCTGTTCAACATCTTCACCCCTTTCCGGTTCTTTGCTCACGCAGTAAATTCGTATTTTCCAAATTGGTATTCCGTACTTGGTGCAAAACCTTGTTTTGCCTTTCTTGCGGAAGCGGCAGTTTTTGCAAACGTCCTTCACCCTGCCGCCCCCTTCAACATTCTTTGCATTGCGTCTGCCTGTTCGCCGGAATAATCCCGCTGTGTGTAGTTCTGCGCCGGGACGTTGCCCTTTGGCTTTTCCTTCTTCGGCTCGCCCTTCAGCACGGCGGCAAGGTAGGCAATGTTGCTGACCCCGTGTTCAACGCAGGATTCAATCCCGGCAACCATCTTTTGCAGACCGTGGACGGAATACAGGTCGAGCAGTTTTGCCCTTGTGGCGTCATTCCGGGCAAATCCGGCATTTTCTGCCGCCTGCAAAACCTTGTCATGTTCGGCGTTGATTTCTGCGGCTTCTTCGTCCCCGATAAACGATTCCGAATAACTATTACGGGTACATTTGCCGGAATCTGATTGCATTTGATTGCAAGTGCTATCAACTTCCGGCACATGATCCGCAGGCGGGGCAGGGAATTTGCTTTTCTTTGCCCGTGTCTGTTGGTGATCTGCCCATGTGTTCATTCTGACAAACACTTTGCCGTCTGCCGTGTAGACCGTCACAAGGTCAGCGGCAACCAACGCCCGCAGGGTTTCTTCCATCAGTTCCGTTGAAATGTCTTTCAGCGGGAACAACCGTGCCGCAAGGATTTTCGGATTTCCGTAAAACCGCCCGAAATCGTCACAGTTCACAATCAGACGAACAAACGCAGTTTCTTGAAACGCCGTCAACCTGTCCACGTTTTCACTTGTGCAGATTGATTCCTTGATAATCCTGTTCGGCATTTTATTCGCCCTCTCTGTCCCTGTTCCGGCGGTCTTCTTCTTCGATCTGTTTGTCAGTCTTATAAAACGGGCAATCACGGTTTCCGAAATCCGTGTCTGACAGCGCGTTGCAAACCCCGTTCCGTGACCGTGCGAAACATTCATAATGACCGTGAATACAAATATCTTTCCGGGTAGTATCCAACATTTTGCGCCCCCTTTACTTCGTCAGTTCGTCCACGATGTACGCAACCTTGTTGGACAGCAGGCGCAGGATTTCGTTTTGCTCTTTCAACGCTTCGTAAATCCTGTTAAGCTGATACCCTGCGGAAAGCGTGCCGCCCTGCTGTTTCATGGGTTCTGCAATTACTTCGGTTTTCTGTTCGGGTTTCTGTTCGGTTTCCTCTTTCGTTGCTTCCCGGTAACGGGCAGAACCGTTCATATACGCAAGGTTGACGTATTCCGCATACGTGCCGCATTTGTTGATCCTGTAAACGGAATTCGTGGAAATTCCCATTGCTTTTGCTGTTTCCGGTGCAGTTGCGCCGCCTTTCAAAATCATCTTGACGGCGTTGTAAATGTTTTCTGTGATTCTTTTCCTTTCAATCATTGCCCTTGCTTCCTTTCTCACAAATAATTTTTCCGAAATACTTTCATCCAAAAACTGTGACCATAGATTTTTTCAAACGCCCGTTGTGCGTCTTTCTTGATCCGGGTGTCAAGGATTATGTCCGAATGGACGCCGATTGTTCCCCTGTGGTGATCTTCGCAAAGTCGGACTTTCAAGCCGTACAGTTCGGCAAGTTTCCTGTTTGCCGTCCCGTGCATGGCGTGATGCTCTTCAAGGTTTCGGACGCACCCGCAAACGTAACATCTGAAATCGTCCGGGTCTTGCATGATGCTTTTCATGCCGCCAACCAATACCGGGCAACCCGGCACGCTTCGCCCTTCCGGTTCAGAACGGTAATCATTTCCCGCTTAATGTTTACGCCCTTCGCACGAAGGTCATAGACACGGGACGCAAGGCGGGCAACGCCGATGCCGAAAGCCTGCAAGGTTGTTATTGATCCTTGCACCTTCATGTAGTCAATTACTAACTGTTCCTGTTCGGACAAAATCAGTTCTGCCATTGTTTACCCCACCTTTCTATCAATTCGTTTTCTGCTTCCTTTGATAACGGGATAGGAATTTCCATTTGTTGGCATTGATCCGTCAACCATGAAATCAAAACCCGCATTTCGTCTTCCGTGTATGTGCTTGATCCGAAGTACAGATTGCATAGTTTGTGACCCGCCCCCGCATCGTCTACCACTTCAAAAATCCATCCGACCCCGTGCGATTCCCACCGCCGCCGGACGGTCGGGACGTCCCAAACGGTCAAAACTTTGTCAATGTAGACCCCAACCGCCTTGATTGCGTCCCGGTAAATGTCCTCTTTCGACCGGGGCGGGTCAAATGCCCGCCCTATGTCTGCGCACAACGCCCACATATAGGCGTTTGCGTTCCTGCTTCGTCCGGGGGAGAACTTCTTAATCTCAACGTCAACGTCTTTGCCTTTCAGACGGTCGAACAGTTCCCCCGGATGGTTGCGGGTGACAAATGAAATCAACCATTCGCCACCCGCAAGGGGCAGGAAGTCCCGCAGCTTACCCCTCATCGGTGCGAATCTCCGTACCCGTTGGGGTAAACAGCGCATACATCAGATTCACAAGGTTTTCCGCTTCCGTCTGCGTGTATTCGGAAAGCGGTTTTGCCGGGACACGTTCTGCCTTGCGCAACGCTTCCGTCTGCGCCTTCCAAATCGTGATATTTTCGGCGGCTGAAATTCCCCGTGCCTTCCGCAGTTCTTCACGCTCTTTTGCAAGATATTCAAGAACGGGATTTGCGGGCGTTTCCGGGGCGGTCGGCGGCACGGCTGAAACTTTGGTCACGCTTGCCGCCGCAGGTGGCGTTTCTGTGCCTTTGG